ATCCGAAACCATTCACAAGCCAGCTGCAAAAAAGAACCTATTTTTGTCTTATATGTGTCTAATTTAAGACTCAATAAAAATTATTATTGATAGTCAGCAGCTGGTGCTTATTGAGAATAAAAATCCTCCTGAAGTCACAAAAAAAGGGATGCTTAAAGCATCCCAAAATATAAAAATAGATAATGATTATCTAATAGTAAATTTTTCTATATCTTTTTTATTATATTTAATTCCTATTGGTTTTTTAAATCTCAATAGAACTAATTTATTTTTAGCGTCTAAGAATCTCATATCGTCATTATCTCCATCTATACAATCAAAGTTAATATCAAATATTTTACTATAAAATTTTGTTGGCAATATTTCTTTTTTCTTATAGTTTATAACACTAGCAATATTTATATTATTCTCCATAGCATCAAAGCATCTATCTATATTTATTTTATTTGATTCTCCATCAAAACTAAACGTCAAATGATAATTAAATTCATTTAATAAGTTTTGATATTCTCTTTTATTTTTTGTATAGTCATACATAATAATATTTTTTTCATGTTTAAATATCTCAAAAATATTAGAATAATAACCGCTATTAATATTAAATGAAAATTTATTATAAATAAAATCTGATAAACCTACACTTATATAAATTTGTATATTTTCAAATAATATATCACTAGTTCCGTTTAATCTATAAGCGGTTAATTCATTATTATTTTTTCTAAAATTTCTAATAATATTTAAAATTAATATATTCATAAAATCGTTTTGACTATCATTAAATGCAATTGTTTTGTTAATTCTACTTTTAACTTTTGTTGGATAATATAATTTATTACCGCTATGATGTAAGCATAATTTCGCACAATTCAAAGCCGAGGGACATACGTTAATAATTCCGCTTTGGTTAGATGGTGCTAAATGTAGAATATAAGTTTTAATATCTGATTTAATTGTTTTTGGATTTTCGCTTAATAATGTATTGTAATTAAGCTTATAAGCATCTTGAAATGCTTTAATTGTTTTTGGTAGTTTGTAGTTTTTCATAATTTAGTAGTGATAGATTGATTTTTAAGTTTTTTTTTAGCGTCCTGATAAAAAACCTGAACACCTGACTAATAAGTTATTTTTTAAAAACCTTATAGGGGCTAGAAATATTTTTTATAAAGTCATCAACTGTTATTACATTTAAGTGTGTTTGCATTTCAAATAATGCTAAACATGATATATTTTCGCCATATATTGACCAATAAAATCGGTCTTTGTGGTTTTTTAAATCGTCTAAATGGATTCTTACTTTAAACCAATAACCTCTATTTGTATTAACTTCAAAAGTTTTATACTCATGTAGGCCGTTTATAGATTTTTCTATTTTGAAAAATCCTGTTAATCTATCAAAATATAGATCATTAAATGAGGTGTAACAATAACCGAAATGGTGTAAATTTTTCATAATTAAATAGATTTAATAAAATTGTTTAGTTTAATTTGTAGGTTTAAAATATCTATCTCTTTTATTTTTGGATTATGTGAAATTATTTCATTAATTTGCTCACTTGCTAATTGATAATAAATATCATTTTTTTGCAAAGTGGATCTCCAAAAAAGAAAAAAAACTAATTGTTTTTTAGCTTCACTTAATGTACATTTTTCAAATTTCATAATTTAAAAAGGATTAAAAGGACAAAAAAAAGATGATGCTAAATAGCATCATCAACAATAAAATTTGTTTTTTGTATATCGTTTAAAAGTCTACATTTTAAAGTAGCGTATTTAAAACTATATACTTGATTATCAATAGGACATAAACCGAGATTTTTTGTTGGTTCTTTTATTTGATAATCTTTTTTGTTGTTTCTTAAAAACATGATGATAATTAATTATTAATAAGTACATGAGAATAAGAAAAAGGATTTTCGGATGTTTTACTCTTTACCATATTTGAAAAAGTAAAACTTATTAAACCAATACCTAAAATATAGGTAGTAAAAACAATTAAAAATGTTTTCATAACTAATAATAGAGGGAGAAAAAAAAGAAATTAACCTCTATAAGCTTAATTATAGTCTAATTGCTAGTAAAAAGCTAAGTTTTTTAAGTTATTCTAACCTTTTTATTAATTGGCACACTAACCTGAGACAAGATGAGATTACAAAAAACCTAGTCATAGCCTGGGTTTACAAGGAATTTAGTAATATATGAGAATAGATGAGAATCCTATAATTTTAATATTCTTAATGGCTACTACATCAAGATAGCTAGTAAAAAAGTAGGAATATCATAAGACAGTTTTAAGACAGTTTTAAGACTGAGCTGGGATTGATGCACTATAAAATTTTAAATTATTAGATAAGGATTTTAAACCATTAATAAAATTGACTCTTAAAACGTATCTAAGAAAAAAAATTAAATAAAAAAAATCTTGATAAAAAATATCAAGATTAAAAAAATATTTTTTTTGTATATTAGATTAAAATTTTAATTTCGATTTTAAAATTTTATTTTCATTTTTCAAAATTTTATTTTCATTTTGAATAATTCTAATATAAGAAATTAAATCAAGATAATAATTTTTAAAATCATCTAATTTAATATTATTAGCATCCTTAATTAAGTTAGCTAATTTTTGAGAAAAAATAAAAATTGACATTTTAGCAATTTTTAGATTTGGTTTTTTTTGGTTTTTCATTTTGTTTAAAATGTTTTATGTTTACTCTTTAATTATAAATTTTATAAATTCATAAAAAAATTTTTACGTGCGAAAAACTAAAATTTTTTTATTAATCGTCCTGAAGAGTAAAAACAAAAAAATTAAAAAATTTATTTCTTTATACTTTAAAAAAAATTAAAAAAATAAAATATAAACAAATAAAATAAAAATAAAATATTTAATTATATTTTTCCTGAATAAATTACAAAAAATAAAATGTAAACAATTAAAAAAAATTACACTTATTAAATATAAACAAATAAATAAAAATAAAATATTTGATTATATTTAAGCTTCAAATATTATTTTTAAATATAAACAATTCTAAGAGAATACAATTTATAAAATATAATTAAATAATCGCTAAAAACGTAGTCATAGCAATGGATTTGACACTTTTTTATAAAAAATAGTACTTTTGTACTAATTTTTTTTGAGATTTTTTGAGAAATTTTGAGATTTCCTGAGAAAAAAAGCTTGCGAGTCCCTCTGTGAAAAAGTCAGCGAGTCCCTCAGAAAAAAAGCTTGCGAGTCTCTCAGAAAAAATGCTTGCGAGTCCCTCGCCAAAAAAAAAGAACCCTTGCGAGTCCCTTTTTTAAAAAATTTATAAAACCTGATTATCAAGTTTCAAGGCAAACCTCAGTTAATGGATCGTTTTCAAACCATACTGTTCGGTCTTCTTTATTTACAAATTTATTGCCATTATAACTTTCAACTAAATCATGCACCCATTTAGGATAATATTCTTTGCCATCTGAACTATCTAAATTATAATATGATGCATCAGAAGATAGTGCATAAATACTAGATCGTAAATCTTCTAAATCTTCTAAATTAATTTCAAAAGAAATATCTACTTTAATTTTTTTAGTTGACATTGTTTAACCTCGCTATTTTAGATTTAATTGATGAATACATTTTTCTTTTTTCTGTATCCATGTTTCTTACATCAAGTGCAAACCAAGCATCAAATAAAATTTCTGCTAAAAATTTGGTTTCTTGTTCTGTAAGAATTTCTCCTAGTGCATCAAACATTTTTAATACCTCCTTAATCCATATGATCATTAGATTTTACTTCGCCATCCCAAGGTCTAATGATACCCATATATTTTTCATATGCATATTGGCATCCATCAGAATTGGATGTGTAAATTTTTTTTCTAAATTCTGAACGACCAAATATTGGACATCCTTGGTTAGTCATAGGAACATTTTTACCCTCAATAACTGCAAAACTTGGTAGTGAATGATATTTTTGAAATCCCCATGTGCGACCATAATCATCATCAATTTTGTTGTCATCAATTCTCATTAGCCATACATTAGATTTACTAATTCTTGTGACTATAAAAAAGTCATATCTTCTAGGGCATCCCCAACCCATTTCACAAATTTGATTAACTTCAAAAGTTTTGGTTTGTTGAATAGTTTCCATAATTTTTTAAAAAAGATTTTACATAGATTCAGGTTTTTTAAAAACCTGAGCCTAGTAATATTATAAACGAATGTCTAGCAAAATGCTAGGAAAACCCTTATAATAAGGGAGTAGTTACACATTTAATTATGTCAAAAACAAAAACTGTCATTCTAGAAAATGATCCACATTACAAAGAAAAAGCAAAGTGGGCGAAACAATTTAATCATTTAGTTGGTTTAAAAATTGTTGGAGTTCGCTATTTAACTAAAGAAGAAACTGAAGCAAGTGCTTGGTATTCTTCTCCAATTGCTATTGAATTAAGTGATGGATCTGCATTAATACCTCAACAAGATGATGAAGGTAATGATGGCGGAGCATTATGGATTGCTAATTCAAAAGGTAAGCAAAGTTTAATTCCTGTAATCAGAGTTTAATTATGAAACCATTAACAGAATCCCAAATGGAAAAAATTTGGAAAGAAAATTCCGTAGATACTTTAAATCCAATTCATAAAAAACAATTTATGAATTATTTATTTGGAGAAGAATTTATGGAATCAGAAGACAAAGGTTCTTTAAAAACTTACGAGGTTAATTAAATGTCAAATGAAATGCTTTGGTTAATTGATGTTTACGAAAAATATTGTAAGCAAAATCAATTACCACATATGTGTGCTTCTGATCTTTTATATGGAGCAGATACAAGAAACACATTAAACAGAAACCAACAAGTTTGGTTACAAAGATTTATCTCAATTTGGGATATTGTAAACCAAAATTCTTAAGGAGAAAAAAAATGCCTAATTGGACAAAAAACGAAGTTACATTTACTTCGCCATTTACAAACAACATCAAAACAATAAAGGAGATCTTTGAAAAAGGATCTCCATTTAATCAACTTATTCAAGAACCAAAATGGGATGAAATTCCATTAAAAGGTAATGAACGTGTTTGGTATAACAAATCAAAGCGTTATGGCAAAAAAGGAGAATTACCTGTATACGAAAAAATTAATTGCAGTAATGGAGACATTATGGAATTAAAAAAATTTAAGTCTACAAATGAACAGGATTGTAGATGGCATACTTGGAGATGCGATGAATGGGGAACTAAATGGGATGTTCCCAAAGATGATATAGAAATTACTGAAATAAGTAATGGAGAAATCATGGTTGAATTTTCTACTGCATGGTCTGCACCATATCCAATCTTTAAAAAATTAAAAAAAATATTTAAAGATGTAAATATTGAATGGTATGCCGAGGATGAAGATTGGGATGGAGAAGGAGGTTTTTTACAATGAAAAAAATCACATTTCAGGAATGGAAAAAAAATTTTGAAGACATCCCTTATATCAAAGAAAATTACAAAAAAATCCATGAAGATTATGGGATTCCAAAAGAATGCATAAATGGTGGAGACAATTACGAATTGTCTCCGACCACAACAATATGTGTGCGAGTCTTTAAGTATGGTGGATTTTATGAAATTTGTTTAAATAGCCAATATTATTTGTTACTTGGTAACGAAGATTGGTTAGAAGAAAAAACAGATGTAATAGAAAAAGAATTGTACGAATGGTGCAATGGCGAAATTTTTAATACGGAGGAAAACTAATGCTTATCAAATCAACAAACAAAAAAGGCACATTTAATTGTGATGAGGATGGAAAAAAATTAATTGATTTAATTGATTCCTTATGGTGGGGGAGAGATCGGTGGGATAGCTCCACAGAAAAAGTTATGAATGAAATTGCAGATTTATTAGAGATGGGAGAAGAAGAAAATGAGTAAATATGGTAATTATAGAAAAGCTAAATTTTCTGTTAATCAAGATAAAATTTTTAAAGGGTATTCTGCGGATACATATTGGAATGGTCACGCAGAACCTCATTTTGATTTAAAAACTATTCAAGAAATTATTGATTATTATTTAGATCATAAATGCAAAGAGAAAGCAGAACATTGGAAAGATGTTTTTGACCATATGGAAATTTTAGATTCAAACAACAAAATTATTCCCTCAAAAATGACACCATGTTTTTTAAACGATTATGATACTGTTTATGAATGTGGTTGGGGATTTTGTTGGGAAGAAGAATAAAATTTTTATAGACAAAAAATTAGGACTCTTGCGAGTCCTTTTTTGTTAGTTTGGCAACTGCTTCTTCTAATAATAAGGTTGCGAGTCCTGTAGGTTTCATATCCTTAAATTTAGAAAATTCAATATTTGTTTCACTTCCACAAGTGGGACAAATATTTGTTGATGATTTTTTTGTTAATGTTTCTAATTGTTCAAAGCACTCGTCAGAAATACGAATGTTAAACTGTCTTTTTTGCATTACTGCGAGTCCTCCAAGTCTTTAATAAGGGTTGTTGTTGTTGAAGAAGAAATCATCTGATTTTGCTCCTTCCTGAAATCCTAATTTTTTTAATTTATTTAGGATGCTGTTAATTGTTCTTGAGCTAATAAATTTTAGCTTTTCATAGTGATCTGCTTCCAGCTCACTATGTTTTATATGTTCCATCAGGTCTTTAAGCTGGGAAAATTCAACCCAGGATAAACCCAGGTTAAAAATTTCTTGCGAGTCCTGGAGGTGTTGCGAGTCTTTTACATTCATTTTAGTATCCTTTAATTCCTCCATCGCCATAGACCTCTTTCATTAAATCGTCATACAATTCTTTGATAGCTTTAACATCAAAAAATTTATCTGTGACACTATCAAGTATTTTGGATTGAGTTTCACTATCATAATTTTTACTTAAGTCTCTGATTTGTTTGAGATAATAAGTTCTGTGATAATTGTTTGTCATTTATTTACCTCCTTGTAATTGGATGCTCCAATCTTTTAATGTGTTCCAATCTAATCCATAATTTGCAGTTGGTTGTGAATCAATTAAATCCAAACGAACAATAATTGAATGATTTGCTAAATCTACAGAAAATCCTGTGCATCTAAATTCTGCACCATTTGGATTTGTAAACAATGAACCAACAATCCAATTAAGATTGTGTTCTTGACTTCCTTCTAATTTCATAATAATTAGTAAATGTACCCCCTTAGTATAATCTATTTCCTAGCAAATTACTACTTTTTAATCAGGATCTTTCCATTCTTTAACAGCTAATGCCCATCTTGGTGCAACACTACCACTACCTAATTTTGCTTGTAATTTATGGTTGTTTACTTTAACTACTAATCCATCTGTTGGATATCTAGAAAAAACTAAACTATCTTGCCAATCTTCATGTAAAACTTTTACTTTCTGTATAACATTACTTTTAATATGTATATGACCGCAGACATGAAACTTCCAACATAATAGTTCCTGTAATGTATCAATCTCATAGCCATAATCTTTTCCCATAATTTCAAAAGCACAGAATGCGAGTCCTTCTCCATCGGGTGCTTTTTTTCTCATGTGACCTGCTGCAAGTCTTTGACTTTTTGTATGACCTGTCAATCCATATAATTCTCCTCTTACTTCTAAGCAATCTAAATGATTAATCTTTTGTGGTAAATTTTTTACCTTTCTCATTGCATAAGTAATATCTTTACCTTTTCTATTCCATGCTTTAACTAATTCTCCAAATCTATATCTTAGTGCTACAGCACAACCATCAATCTTTGGTTCTACTACTACATCTGTATTATGTGGCAAGTCTCTATACCAATTTTCAAAAGATTGATTACCTAAACTTAAAAGATAATTACCTCCACCAGGAGAAAGTAATGTTGGGTGGTCAGGTGCTATATCTATTAATTCTGCTCTTAACTTATCAAACTCATAATCAGATACTAAAGGATTACCAGCTCTATAAGCTTCATCTAATAATTGTATTTTTTTTGCTAGTTCTTCTACGTTAATCACTAGTGCTAATAATTTGCTACTAATATCCTAGCATTAATTTATAATGATTTGCCAAATTTGTTAATACTTTCAATTAATATTTTTGGAAACTCTCTATTTATTATCGTCATTATTTGTTTCCCATATTCATCTTTTGGTTTTATACTTGGCAACTTACCATATATAAATAATGGTTTAACCATTCCTTTTTTACCTTCATCAGCCTTAACTCTATATATACCTGCTCTTAATTTTTTATTTTTACTTTCTCCTTGATTTTTAACAGCAAAAACTCTTGCAGTTTGTATTCTACTTCCCTTTGATTTATTATTTGTTTTTTTATTTCTTGAAGAACTTAATCCCCAAATAGTATTACGATAAACTGTTGGTTTTACTCTTCCAGATTCTGTAAGCTGAATCATTTCTCCATATTTTGTATTTGGATATGGATATTGATTTGGATTGATGTAATTTCTTTTTCTTAAATATTGCAAAAATCTGGTTGCATAAACTTCTGTACTACCTCCACCAATTACTGGAAATAAATATTTAGCTGGTGCGTTACCTTTAGATTCATCGTCATTAACTTTAAAAGTAACTTCATTTTTTTCAGCAGCATAATTGATACTTTTTAATGTGTAATCTACAGGATCACGAAATTGATTTTTACCAGATTTAAATTCAAAAGGTAAACCTTTTTTATCATTTTTAGCTACAAGAAAACCAATTCGTTTTGTAGCTTGATAAGTACTTCGTCTTAAAGATTTAGCATCATATTTATTAATTTCTTTTATCAAAGAAGCTACATTAATTGTTACTCTGGTTGCCAAAATAAAATCCAAAAAATGTTATTAATTAAAGTATAGCAAGTCTTGGTTAAGTGAGACTGTGTGTCCAACGTCCAACCTCGTCCAACCTATTTCTATATATATTCCTTTTTCTTAGGTACATATAAGATAGCCCCTTTTTAGCCCTATCCTGTATATATTTATATAAAAAAAGTCCTTTATGGGTTTTTAGTTGGACGTTAGACAAAGCTAGTGGTGGACAAGGTGTCCAACCTGTGTCCAACCTTCAGGTGTCCAACCTGTTAACGATTTATACAGAAATTGTGTCCAAGTCTCGAATGTAGACCCATTTGCGACTCGATCTATCTCCTCTGCGTTTTTTAACGAGTCCCAAGTCCCTTAGTATTGACGCAATTTGCATTTGATCTCCTCTGGTTTGTCGTTCAATTGGCTTTTCAATTGCTTCTGTAAGTACGACCTCTGTTGTTAACTCACGACCTCTATTCTTTGGTTCATTTATATAACTTTCTACGACAGATTTCCAAGGACTATCTATTAAATATTTCACGTTTTCGTTGTTAACAATTGCCTCAGATTCTGTATCTAAAATCCAAGGTTCTTTATTTAAATATGCACTAACTGCGGAAGCCCAAATACTATCTTTTTCTTTTAATAATCCATCACAATCTATTTGCTTTTCATTATCTTTTGATGTGGGTATGATCCAAAATCTACGATTGCCCGAATCATCCATTAGCAATCCATCTGTCTTGTTACTAGTTCCTACTATTATTCCTCTTCTTTTAAAAACTTCTGTTGCTTTTCCATATGGAACTCTAAATATATCTGTTGCTTGAGATAGGAATGCTTTGACTTCTCCAGCTTGTTTTCTTGTTGTCAAGAAATCCAATTCGCTATATTCCATTATCCAGCTGCGATGAAGAATCATTAACGAGTCTTTATTAGAAATATCTTTTAATGCATCGGAAAAAAAATGCCCTCCTAAAACAGACCAAAAGGTAGATTTTCTTGCACCTTGTTTTCCTACTATCACACAACAATTATCAAACTTACAACCTGGCTCAAAGACACGAGCTACTGCTGCGATGAGTGTACATTTAAGCATTTTATCGTAAATAGTTGGAGCAATCGGTTTATCTTCAGGTCTTAAATAGGTAGTTGCTAATTGATCTATGTAAGTAAGTTCTTCTGTATTGGAAACGTGCTGTAGATATTCTTTTACAGGATCGTATTCATTTTCTCTTGCAATTTGTACTACACAATCAAAAGCAACATCTTTTGGAATTTTTAATCCTTTATTTGCAAGATGTAAATAATATCTTTCTATAGAGTTTGCCCCATCGCAAACAACTTCTCCTTCTTCTATCTGTTGTGTAAATACATTATATCTAAATGGCTCTTGTCCTCGATTCTGCTTTTCTCTTAATAGTGCCATTAATTGATTAGCTTCTATTTTTTGTAATGGATCTGTTTTTACAGATACAGGCTGATCGGGATTTTCTATATCTTTAATCTCTACAACTTTTGGAGGTTTATATCCAGCTTCTCGTGCGAGATACCAAAAAGTCCCTGCCTCGATTTGTGACCCTCCAGACCTTGCAATCTGATCTATCCCACCCCATTCGGGGGAATGTTGTTGCATCAAAGATATTGCATCGCTTGAAGATCTGTTTGCGTCATCGCAAGCTTTAACAAGTCCCCACAGTAAATTACGATAGTAATCATAAGTACCACTTCCAGGGATTCTTGGAGGAATGAAATTTAGTGCTTCTTTAATATCTTCAAAAGAGCCTTTTCTATATTCTTTAAATTGTTTACTTTTTTTTATTTTTTCTGTTTGTACTTTATTAGGTAAACAATCTTCTATATCTTTAACTGTATATTTGTTATCACAAGAACTAATAATCCTTGTCATCTCTCTTTGCGTCCCATCATCTCCCATATGATATGTGCCAGGTAGACGCATCACTCGTGATGGATTTTTTAAGGCTCTATCTGCATCTGCATAATCTAGTAATCTTTCTTGAATAGGCTTCCAAGTCTTTGGATCAATTGTCTTTTTTAAAACCCAATAGTTATGTATTGATTTACCTCCAGTGTCTATTTGTAATGTTGGTTCTGGAAGACCCAAACTTCTCCATAAATCCACTTGTTCAGACTTAGGTCTATCATCCCATTCGCAGAAGTATGCCCTACAACCTGTTATTTCACTATCAGTATCACCACCATCATTTACAACAACATAAATACCACGACCTTCAGATTGACATTGAGTAATCCAATTTATATCTGCATTAGATTTTTTACCACGATCTGTATTTTTAAGTGGATGCCCTTTTGGGTAAAAGGAACGTAATCTAACAGTATTTTTATCTTTGCCAAGAATTTGAAGAAAAGTCCTCCATTGCAACTTATCGAGTTTTAGATCAGACATTAATTTGATTGTGATATTAACTTAGGGACAAAATATTAAAAACATCTTTAATGCTTCTGGCTACTCCTGTAATGCCCCCAGATTTATTGATGAAGTTAAGCCAATTGTTTTGTTGAGTTGTAAGTTTGCCTTTTTCTGTTTTTATTTCTATTGAGACAAACTGTGCGATTTCTTGTCCGATCATATCTTCGGTTATTTTTATTTTCTTAAAACCGATAAGATCAGAAGAACCTTTAGCTAACCCGAACTGAACGTATCTTCCTGTTCTGGGGTCGGGAAGTTGCCCCACTTGATTACGAAAAAGGCGAAGAGTTGGTATCTTGCCGATTGCAAGTCGGATTTCTTGTTGAAGCTTAGTTTCATTGTTGCTCACGCTCCAATTGTATAACCCTTTGCAAGGGTATAGCTGCGACTTGCGGAACTATAGTATTTCCCAGCTGCTTTAATCTTTGGATTCGTTGACTTGCGTCCAATTTAGTGGATAGCCCATCATCTCCTCTACGAATCGTGGGTTCAGATATGTATTGTCTCCAGTTTGGGTTAATACGTCTGATATTCTGCGTTTTCCATGTCGGTCTATAAACCCTTGACCCGACCTTCCTTTGTAGTCTGTTGCTGTCGGGGTTGGAAGAAGACTGTTGAAAGTTTTTACTGTCTGTGGATTCACCGCTTCCCTGAGATTCGATAAAGATGTCCTCCCTTTTCTCGGACCTTCCATCTGTCTCTTTAATGCTTCGGGACTCCTTTGATCTAAATGATCCATTGTTGTTGGAGTCGGCAACATTTCCCGATCTATTATTTCTGTCGCTAGTCCCTTGCTGTGTCTTTTGTCTTTGTTTGGGCTGTTGTCGTAATACATCGAGTCGTTGCATACTGTCGGAGTTGGAAGGAAATCCGAGCAACCACCAGCGATCTCTTTGGTGGCAAGCTCCAACAAAGCTGCTTGGAATACAACACCATTCTGCATCGTACCCTGCCTCGTAAATGTCTCGGAGAACGATGTCCATTCCGTTAGCAAGGATCGCTGATACGTTTTCCAAGATGAAGTATTTTGGTCGTACCATGCGTATGGTTCTGATGAGTTGAAACCAGAGACCAGACCTTGTAGTCTCCGTGATGCCTTCCCTTCGTCCAGCTTGGCTAATGTCGGTGCAAGGAAAGCCCCCAGTGATAACGTCTGCTGAATGTGGTTCGGCTCTGTAGGTTGTGATGTCATCGTGAATAGGAATATTAGGAAAGTTTTTGTTTAATACTTGTTGACAATACGGATCAATTTCTATGAACTGTACTGTTTGAAATCCACCTACAAGTTTTTCCGCAGCGTAACTAAAACCGCCAATACCTGCAAATGTATCTAGTAATCTAAGTTTTTTCATTTATTAATAAAGATTAGAGAATTAGGATTTATAACAACATTTTTATTACGAACTGTAGATACATAATTTATTATGAAAGTTCTATCCCAAGAATACTGAAACATATCAAAAAACCATTCTTTAAATAACTTTCTATTAGCAAAACTGCTACTACTATTTAATTGCATAGTTTTAAATATTACTCCAGCATCTGAATTTGGATTTTTAGCTAACTTTCTATAGTTTTCATTGTGATAATCTTTTAACATTTTAAATCCAACAGAATTAAGAGCAAACAATCTTGCAACTTTTTCTTTTTGATCCATTGTTAATTTAGCTTTATATTTCATGTCTGGTTTAGGAAGATAGTATGTATTTTTTTTTCTAGATTCATGCACCCTATAAGCCCATCCTTTTTTATAACCTAATATTTTTGCAACCATTTCTAATTCTTCTAAAGTTCTTGCAGTTGCGATAAGTTGTTTTTGTTGTTGTTTTTCTGTTTCTGCTTGTTCTTTTCTCTTAAGTTCCTCTAATTCTCCTTCTTCTTGCTTAATAAACCTTTCTCTGTTTTCTGCTTGATAACCACAAACAGGACAAACTGGTGTTGGTTTATATGTAGCAAAACATTTTTTGCAAGTTTCTACATGAGGTGCAAGTTCTCCTTTTTTCTTTTTCTTTTTTTGCGAATGTAATGACCAATCTCTTTTATCATCTACAAAACCATGTGTTCTAGTGCTATTTACATGATCTAAAATAATAGCTGTCTTATTAGTTTTCGGCCTAAGAACTCTACCTACTTGTTGTAAATATAACCCTTCAGATTTTGTTGGTCTAAGGAGAATTGCTGCTGATACATCTGGAACATCTGTACCTTCTGATATGACATCAACAGATGTAAGAATTTGTATTTTTCCATTTCCAAGTCCTTTAATTGCCTTATCACGATCATCGACCTTCATCTCGCCATGAACTATAGCAGCTTTATAACCTGCATCTTTAAATTTATTACAAACATCAGTTGCGTGTTTTATAGAAATACAAAAAGCAATTGCAGGTAAACCATCTGCGTGTTTTTTATATTGTTGAACTGCATCGCCAATAATATCTACACTATCTATTTGTTTTTCTAATTCTTTTTTCTGATAATCTCCACCTAAAGTTTTTACTTTATCTAAATTTACTTTTAAAGGAGGTGCAAATACTTTATAAGGAGCAAGATATTTTTCATCAATTAATTTTGCCACTCCAGGGCCTTTAACTAAATCATCGAAATAATCAGCTAATCCTCTGCCATCAAGTCTTATTGGTGTAGCAGTACATCCAATTTTATATGCATCTTTAAAATGATCTATTATCTTTGTCCAACTTCCAGCTGCTGCGTGATGTGCTTCATCAATAATAATGTAGTTAGGATTAAAAGTATTTTTTACAAGTCTCCTTACTAAGGTTTGTACAGATGCTATCTGTATATTGTTTCTTGACTCTTTATATTTTGCAGCAATAACACCATGCTTTACTCCAATAGCTTTTAATTTTTTAGAAGCTTGATCTATTAATTCTCTTCGATGTACAAGAATTAAAACATTTTTTTTGTTTTGTGATATTGCTTTAGATATTGCAGCAAAAACAACTGTCTTACCAGCTCCAGTTGGCATTACTAACAAAGGAGATTTTTTACCCTTTGTATTAAAAGAATATCTCAAACTATCTATTGCTTTGATTTGATAACTTCTTAACTGCATAAGGTTGCACGAGATGTTTTAAGGGTATATGATACGACAAGAAACGACAAGTCTTTTATTGATAATCCAACAAAAATGTATAAACCCCTTGTAATGAGCAATGCAGAATATCACTCAAAGAAAGACTACGAGTCTTCTACTTCTATTCGTGATATAAAGTTAAATCCAAAAAAATATTTATTTCGCAAAACACATGAAACTGTTCCTACTAAAGCTATGGAAGAGGGAACTGCTGTACATACATATTTTTTAGAAAACGATTTATTTAAAAAAAATTATGTATTCAAACCAAAAGCATTTAATGGCAGAACAAAGGAAGGCAAAGAATGGATGCAAGAACATGGTCATCTAAATATATTGTCTGCTGAATGGGAAGAAAATCTTATACAGATGAATCACAACTTTTTAAACAGCCCTGCAAAATTTATCTACAATAAGGAAGGATTAGCAGAATTAAGCTATTTTTGGGAAGATTTATACAAAATAAAGGGTAAATGTAGACCAGATTGGCTATCTAAGGATGGAAATACAGTTGTTGATCTAAAAACTACACAAGATGCGAGTCCTAAAGGTTTTCAAAAATCTATAGCAAATTTTGGTTATCACATTCAATGTGCTTGGTACTTGAGAGGTTTAAGAAAACTAGATGTACCTGCAAAAGAATTTATTTTTATAGCAATAGAAAAAACAGCACCATATTGTATTGGAGTCTATCGAGCAGATGAAGACATGATTAATGCAGGTATGAGTGAAGTAGAAAAATCATTAGAACTTTTAAGAATATGCCAAGAAACAAAACTATATCCAGACTACACACCGACCATACAAGATATTAGTCTTCCTCCTTGGATGACTAATAAAAAGGTCACACCACAAAACTATCAGGAGATTGAACTTTACTAATGAAAATCGAATTCGATTACAAACAAGGAGAGTGGATACAACTAAAAGCGTATCTTTTTCCATACCTTCATAAATCAGAACTTGTACAAGATTTTGTAAAAAAGGTAAATACAAAAACTAGATTGAGGCCAATGAAATGAGTATAGAAGAACGTCTAAATAATCTTGAAAAAGGTTATAAAGAACTTTGTCAATCACATGACAAAAACAAACAAGCACATTTATTAACTGCAAGTTCAATAAATGAAGTTAATAACAGTTTTAAAGAGATAAGAAATTTAATTAAAACACAACAGATAATTAATAATGGAATTTTGAGTAAATTACAAGAATTGGAGGATAGAAAATGACAACAGAAATTACAACAACAGAAGGCGAGTCTTCTATATATCAAACTACAGATAGTTTTGAATTTGCACAAAGACAAGCAAAAAGTTTATGTCAATCACAATTAGTGCCAACACAATATCAAGGTCAACAAGGTTTACCTAATTGTTTGGTTGCACTTGAAATGAGTAAAAGAATGAATCTTAGTCCATTAACTGTTATGCAAAATTTAAATGTTATACACGGCAAGCCAACATGGTCGGCACAATTTATTACATCTAATATTATTGGATGCGGTAGATTTACTAACTTTGATTATTTAGTAAAAGGCCAAGGCGAAACATTAGAAGTACAATGTGTTGCCACCAGGCTTGAAGATAAAAAACAAGTTAAAGGCACAGCAGTATCTATGAAGATGGCAAGACAAGAGGGCTGGACTAAAAACCCTAAATATTCCAGTATGCCTGAATTAATGTTACGCAACCGAGCAGCAACATTTTTTGGTAGGCAATATATTCCCGATCTGTTATTAGGTGTGCAAACTAGTGAAGAAGTGATAGATATAGAACCAGAGCCAATAAATGTATCCGAGTCTTCGGTGCAAGTCGAATCAAAACAGGAGGATGAAAATGACCTTGGATTCTAAAGATGAATTTATTACAAGTATGGAACTCGCTGAACGATGGCGAGTCCATGCAGATACTGTTGAACGATGGCGAAGGCAGGGCAAACCCCCTTCTTTCTATTCGATTAATGGAAAGATCCTCTATAAGGTGGCTGAGATAGAGGAGCTAGAACTAGCCAAACGTCAAAATTCTGAATTAAAACAATGACACTAGAATTACAATTAGCTGTTTTTAGACAAACAGATCAAGACAACAGGTCTTTTTATAAAGAGAAGTTCGATGCTTCTAAAAAATATCCTGATTATAAGGGAACTGTAAAAGTACCTGTAGGACAACTAGAAGAATTTATTTCTTACCTTAAAAATGCAAAACCCGATAATGATGGTTATGTGGGAGACTATATTCCATTAAGAGCATCGGGTTACACAAATACACCAAAAAATAATCCAAATGGTAAAAAATTCCTTGCATTAAAGATTGAGACAGACTATAAAAAACAAAAGGAGATATATGAGTCTGGTACAACATCAACAAGTCCTGTTGATGCACCTTTAGGCGAAGACGAAATCGACTTTTAACTCATGGGGCATGATCGCTAGTTTGTAAAAATCATAGTCATGGCTAGTTAATTTGCTGCTCCTTTGTAATCTTGAGGCTAATGACTCTGTATGGCCGTTGCACCAATTTTACAAAGATGACACGAGTTCCCATCGAGGATATATGAGAGAGTCAAAGGCAGTTTTCTGAAAGGTTTTTCTGCCTCATATGCTCATATATAAGCAAACGTATCTGTTAGTCCCCAACCTTTTTATTATGGCAGACTCAAGAAAATCAGTACTTAAGCTAAAAAGACTTAGAGAAAAAAGACTTTTATGGCTTGAAAAAAAATTAGATAAAGATATTCGTGGTTATGATCACATCGTTCAATATCGAGATGATCATACTGCATATTTAAAGTCTGATTGGGTTGATGAAAATATAAGCATTATTATTATTAAACATAATTATGAGGTAAAAAAAGCAAAGACTATGTTAATTAAAGACTTCAAAAAATGGGAAAGAGAGGAGGTTGATAATGAAATCAAATAACTTTCCTGATAAAGAAATACTTGATATGCCACCCGATATGGAAGGTGTAACAAGACCAAAAAAAGATAAAAAAACTAAGAAGTTTATATTTATTGTAAATGGAGTTGGTAATGCACCTATGAAGCTAACTACTTATGCAGAAAATAAAACTAAAGCAATAAAATATGTGCAAGCAAGATGGAAAGATTGTAGCTGGAGGGTAGTTAAATGAAAAAAATTATTTTTCCAAAAGAACCATATAGAGGACAAATATATTGGGACATGAAAACTAAAATTATTTTTGAATATTGGATACCAGACGATGACGCTCCTGTAGAAGTTAAAGCAAAATGGATGGCATTAGATTTTCAACAAGAATGTGTTGCAGGTTTGTTTTCACAAAAAGGCAAAAATAAATATTTTGCATATAACAAACTAATTGATTTGTTTGGTTGGACAGACCAACAGATAAAAGATTTAATTAACGCATGACAACAGATCAAAAGATAGCAGCAGCTACTGCTCGCATAAAAGAACTCGAAACACTTATTAAATTATGGAAAGATGAACGAAGAACAAAAAGAATTTCTATTTAGACACCCTTGGTTTTTAAAACTATTTCGTAAAGAAGATCGGCTTAAAATCCTTGCATCTTTTACAACAGAAGAAGCTGAAATGATGATAGTTAGATATGATTTAGAACTTAAATACGGAAAATTTAAAAAAAAATAAATCTTGTATATCACACATTTAGTCTGCTCAGGACAAATCGGAGTCAACCCGATATATTATGGACTTACAGCAAAATTTAGACCTTGGTATTTCGATGGAAAAAAAGTTTATGCAGGTAGATTATATGAGACAAAATCAGAAGCAGAAGACGCAGCAGCAAAACTTAGGGCAGATTGTATGTTGCGGTAATCATGTTTTTAGAGTTATAAATGGTAGAAGATATTGGATTAGTACACCACCTAATGGATACGAGGATAAAATTTGGCATAAATAATGGCTTCTCTTAGATACCATGCTGGTCGCATGGTTCTATATGAAGAAGAGCCAAATAAATGGCGAGTAAAAATAAAAACAAAAAAAGGAAAACTTAATTTACCATTAAGTGCTACTGAATTAGAACCAGCTCTTATAGAAGCAGAATATTTATATGCTGATGCCAGGTGTATGAGTAGAGATCATCCTTTATGTATTGATTGCATCCATCATCTTGTTATAAAAGCAGAATGCGGATTAGGGATGCCAGAAGGAAAAGCTAGTGGGGGAGTTTGGGCGAAGGATTGCGCTTACTTTTGGGAGAAGAAAATTTAGCATCTAATTTATCAATATGATCTCCAGCTTGATTAATTATTTTTGTTAGCCTAAAATTTTCCATTGCAAAAGCACTTATAAGATCTGGAATATCATCTGGATCTATGTAATTAAATACTTCTCTTAATACCATTTCGACTTCAAATTCTTCTTCAAGAGATATTGTTGCCATTACCCAAGGCTCGACCTTACGTCTTTTTTTTGCTTGTTTGTTAAACCACCCAGACCAAGGCATTTCGATTTTCATTAGAGTGTCCTCCACCCTAACGATAACCAAATATCTATAAAAGTCTAGTTATTCCTTATGTACTGTGCTTTTTTATCTTCTATTGTTTGCTCTGGATATTGAATTGTATGCCAAACGTGTTCACAAGAAAAACATAATCTTCTTCTGATTATGATATGCTCCGAGTTCCTATCAGATTGTATTACTTTCTGCCTTGAGAGAGTATTGCATTTTGGACAAGTTACAAAATTTAATCGCTGCATCTATAGATTTGTATGGTTTTTTATTTTAATATAGAAGGAGTTATTTAACTATAAAAATGCATACACAAACAAGAGGTTACGGATCTTCAAAAAAAAAGAAAACAAAAAAAGTAAAAGTTAAATTAGGTAAATAATTACCTTCCTGGAAACAAAGCCCTTTCTAACGCATCACATAGACGATCATCTACTGTATTGTCTGTTTTTTTAACCATAGCTCGTACTATATCTAGTGCGAGTTTTTTTAATGCTTTCCCACGAAGAAACGCAAAAAGGATTGGCTCGATAATTTTTAGCATAATTTTTTTTATATTGCTACGTTTATAGTAGCTCACTCCTCACACTTAGAGCTATAGCCTCTTCTGCTGGTCATAAAGGAAGGGGCTATTTTATGGTTTTGCATATATCCAACCAGTTACTATGTACTTAGGAACTTTTGTTGGATACCCACGATGAACATAAGTCCAAGTTGCAGGGAAAAATAGTATACTCCCGACTTTAGGTTGTATTCTTGTACCATCAATAAATTCTGTCCAGCCACCATCTTCTTCTTTTATTGTATTTATATACCAAATGTAAGTATAAATTCTAGACCATCCTTCTTGCATACACCAATCGTGATGCCAATTATAAAACCCATTAGGTTCATACTTTTGCACCTTATATCCTGTATCTTTTATGTCATAATTATAAACAGGATGTAAATTATATTTATCTCCTTCCATTTTTTTTACAGACATATTTTGTAGGTTAGTTTCATATTCATATAATGCTTTACCCAAAGCTTTGTATAAAATCTCATCTTCTTCTCTCCATGAAATATTATTTGTAATAGTATTTTCTATTGTTATTTTTATATCTTTATCAACTCTAGGGTTGTTTTGATCTACTTTTCCTTCTTTTCTGTAAGGATCAGTTTCAAATTTATTAATAATCTGATTACAAAAATCTTCTGATAACGATTGCTTTTTTACCCAAATTAGCTCTTTAAACATTAACTATCTTCTTGGCTTAATCTCTACAACAGCGAGTTCTACTTCTTTAAGTCTATGAAATACCTCTTTCATGTCATCGTGCATATCATCAATTTTCGTAGTTAACAATTCTATTGCTGTTGTATTACGAACAAGATCATCTCTTGATTGTCTACCTCTATAAGATATTGATCCCACAGATACAAAACAAGCTGTTAACAATGCCCCACCTACTGCTGCAACTACCTCTACCACTTTACGACTCCTCAATCTATGTCTATTATACAGAAAAACCCTATGGAAAAAGATAAATCAAAAGATATACCACAAAAGAATAAAGAATTAGAGGATGACAAGCCCGACTATCAAGAGAAAATTACCTTTTTAGTTTCTACAGTTGCACAAGCATTTATATTAACTTGGTGTTTACTAGTATTGTCTCTTGGATATGTAAAATTACCAAATAAATTGTTTGGAATAGACATCCCAGATCAGCCAAGAGTAGATAGCACATTTGCAGCTGGTTTGTTAGGGAATATTCTTGGAGGACTAGGAATAAGCGTTAATGCAGCACAAGGAGCAAAAAAGAAAAAGAAAGAAGAAGGGGAGAATGGTAATATCGGTAACTCTGGAGGTGGCACACAAACTATAATAATAAAGCAACCACTAGAGATCGTCACAACAAAACCTGACGTAATCAAAGTTGATCCCACAAAAAAATGAAAAAACTACTTCCATTTTTGTTTTTGATATCAGCACCAGTTCACGCTGACATCACTTCAAAATTTACATCAAGCGTTAGTGTAAAAGTTGACGCTGCTATGAGTCAAGCTACACGAATAGGTGCGTCTTATAGTGCTTCTGGTAGCAATATAGGAACAAGTAATACAAATGATCAGATTGGAGGCTTAACTGTAAGTAATGGTGCAGTTACTTTAAATGCTGGAGATTATTCTATAAATGGATGTGGAGAAGATCCTGCCAACTGTGCAAGTACATGGTCATTAACAGAATCATTCACAGCAGCAGATACTATTCCAAGCAGTAACAGCACTATTACAGCTGGAACAGTTCCTAATTTTGGAAGTGTGGTTTCAACTGTAGCTGGAAGTGGAGATGGTTTTGCAGGTTCTATTACATCAGGTCATGGCATAACAGGATTACATGAGGGAGATTCGGGTTCTACTGTTACAGGACAGTTTGTAACGGAGCTAACTATAAGATGATTTATGAAAAAACTTTTACTGCTAGTTTTTTTATATGCTTTACCGCTTAATGCTCAACCAATTGTCCCTGCCTTTACAACTGGAACAGTTTCCAGCACAACAAATACGACCACATCTATCAATGAGACTATCACTTCTACAGATTATCATGGTAATTCTTATGAGTATTCTGTTACTGGATTGGGTATCTCAACCGATGGATCAGTCGCTCCAAATACAACGAATGTTAATGGGACAGTAGGTGGACAAAGTTATACATGGACAGGGTTAGATCTATCAACAGAGAACAAACCAGTATTCACACTAACCGACTCAAGTTCTGGGAACGCATTTCAGTTTACCGAAACTTATCGAGGCCCTGGAGGAGTCTCCAACGTGACAGTAATACAAAGAAATATAGAATCACAAAGCGTAATTACAAGTACCTCAGTATTCTCTCAGTAATACTTTTATATCCAACGCAAGTCTTTGCTAATGCTGTAAGTCAATCCAATAATGGCTCGGTAACGAATATGGCCATACAATCGCTGACAGGAAATATGACCACTAACCAATACGGAGGAAATATTGTATGCCAAGGGCCGACACTCACGATTAGCCCATTCACCACCTTTGGAGCAAATTATTTGAAACCATATCGAGATTTTTATTCTACACCAGTTTACGATCCAACTGACGCAAACGATGATGGTGTGCCTGATAATCCAGGAAATATTCTTTATTATCAACAAAACTATAGTGGAACAAACAAAGATAGTTATGCACTAAATTTTGGAGTATCAGCATCTTTTAGTATTCCATTAGATCGTGGATTACAAAATCAATGCAAGTCTGCTGCTGATACACAAATAGCAATACAAAATCAAGTGTTGGAGAATAAAAGGCTTGACTGGCAGATTGCAAGAATTCGTGAATGTGGAAAATTGAAACAGGAGGGCATAATGCTGACTACCGATAGTCCATTTTTTAATATCTGTAAGGATGTTTATTTAGTTCCAAAAGCCAATCAAGTAATTCCTCATACACATAAAATCATTCCTTCTCAGCAGTAGATTTCTTGCTAAAACGTCCCACTAATTTTTTCACTAGGGGCTTAATAATTGATAGTAGTGCTGGACTACTCGCAGCGATAAGTCCAATAGCAGTAGTGCTAACAACAGTAGAAACAGGAGGTAAGTACTGAGAGATGAACGGAACACTTTCATAGACTTCATAGCATTTAAGTCCATCATCTGATCTCCGATGAGATACGACAATCTCTAGTTTAAGTTCTGAAGCATATTGGCCTACTCTTAAATTATCATCGCCAGGACAATCTACCAGCTGTACTTTTTCTTTTTCGATTTTTTGTTCTGGAATCTGCGGTTGTTCAAACTTAGATTTTGAAACTTCTTGTGCAGGTTTTTGTTGTTGTTTTTGTTCTACTATTTCTAATTTTTTAGGATTGTAATCTATAGGTACATAAGATGGAATCTCGTGACCTGGAGGACAAGAATAAAAAGAGCCGTTCTCGTCATCATCAATAATTGCAGTATTAGTAGGTCTTACATCACGATGTGTTTTAACACATCCAGGCAAATTTATATTTGGTAATGGAACATATAGATTATTTAAGCTTGATGGAGCAAAATTAGGAATATTTATTGTATTTATTTCAGGAATAATTATTTCCTGTATTTCAGTCATAGGCATCTCTTTTTTTTAATACTTCTACTTGCGAAAAACATTTAGGACAAGATAAATTAGTCATTACCGAAAACTCTGGATAAGTTGGCATAGATTCATCAATATCTATATCTCCACTTGGTATTAACTCATCATTACACCAATAACAATTCATTTTAGTTTAGGTAATTGCATTGATGGCCCTGTTACATCAGGTATTTCTGCGTCTAAAATTTTAGGCATAAGTCCTTGTACATTACCTAAAACTTCATTCATTATTTTTGTTTTAAATTGTTCTGAGGTTACATATTTGAATGTAAAGAAACCACCTCCTAAAATGCCTAGAATTAAGACTGTAGATAAAATAGAAAGATAATTACAAATTTTTTGAAACATGATCAAAGAAGCATTAATTAAAGCAAGCGTACCAATTACATTTATGGTGCTTTTTTTAATTATAGGTTTAGCACCACTTTATGTCATGTATGGCATTATTGACAGGAATATTCCAGTTAAGACTCGTTAGTTTCCTCACTTTGTTTTATCAAGTCTTCGCAAGCTGCAATACCACCTTGTATCTGTAATATTTTACGTTCACAATTACCCATCACTTCTTTTGCTTCATTATAGTTTTTTGCGATCTGTTGTAGTTCTGATTGAAGTGCTGCAAGTTTTTGTTGAGGGTCTAACATCAAGTCTTTAGTATAATACTAGTATAATACTAGCACTATAAACTTATATCAACTAGGTTTTGGGTATTTGGCTTTAACAGGATCTACTATATCTGTCTTCCATTTTTCTATTCCGTTGTGGTAGATATAATCTAATTGTGTAGTCCAATCTGGATATTCTTTTATTCGCTCATCTTTATATTTTACTTTTGCGTACTCAGCATCCAGTTTAGTTCTAGCTTCTTTTACTAAAGAAAAATCTACTTCTACTTTATTACCATCTTTATCAAAAGCACCTTCAGTTGTATCTATAGAAACTACAGGTCGTTCTGAGTTTTTATAAGCTTCAACAATAGCTTTATAATCAGTATATTCGTTCATGCTGCATACTCCATAATAGTCATACCAGATGTACTAGCTCTTTCAATAGTTGCACTAGAATGATAATTGTCACCATTTATATGAAAACTACCAGTGCTTTCAATTCTCGCTCGAACTTTATAAGTATGTGAGCTTGTATCTCCTGGTGTGGTTTCTGTAATACACATATTAGTAGTTACATTTCCATTTGTATTACCTGCATTATTAGAATATAAGTTCTGTTGTGTAGTTGAGTTTAAAGTTCCTCCATGTGTAGAAAAAGCTAAACTTGTACTATCTTTTCTTAGTTGTGTAAGTACATTTCCATAATTCCAAAACTCACCACTAACATGAACATAATACATTATTATCAATTTATTACTAGAATCGTTTGCTGCAAAACTTAGACTCATTCCTGTAATGTCTACAAAAGAACTAGAAGTACTATAAAATCCATTAGTTTTTGTTGTAGATTTTACTTGAACAATTCTTCCAGAATTAGAATTAGAACCATCTCCATAATAAATAGCCATTATGATACCTCCGTCAGGTTAAATTTATATTTTTTACCATTGCGTCTGTTAATCAAGAAAAGATCTTCTGCACCTTCTTGTATAGTATAACTTCCCCAAGTTCCGTCAACGTCATTAGATGAGCCTTCATTTGATAATTGAAGGTCATTGGTGTAGATGTTTCTCCATCTTAATGATGTAGTGCCTAAATCGTATGAGTTATCTGATGCTGGTTGTATGCCATCATTAGTAATCTGTACCCTTAATCCTCCTTGACGGAAAAAATTATGAACTGAGGCATTATATTCAATTTTTTTATAAGCTCCAAACCCTGTTGTTCCAGATGCTATTTGTAAACCTTCACTATTTAAATCAAAGAAAACATGACCAGTACTACCATCATCTATGATAATTTTTCCATCAGAAAACAAAGCTCCATAACTTGTAGTCTCGAACTTTTTACTGCCATTATGATATAACTTTACTGCTCCGTCTTCTATAGCTTCAATAATATGTTCGCTATCAGCAGCGTTTGAAACATTAAAATAACTG